GACTCAGAAGTATCGGTAAGGTCAGGGTCGCTACTGCCAAAACCAGAGCGAGTAGTTTGAGTAGCAGATACAATGGGAAGATTATGTTCCACAGCAAGACCACGAAGCTCCTCCGCAATCGCCTTAACATACGTGTACGAGTTAACAATAGCACCTTTATACCTCACGCTTGCACATATATTTAAGTAATCTACAAAGATTATATCAGGTTTGAAACTTTTCTTTAAAGATAGATCAGATAAGAGTGCCTTAAAATGACCTGCATGTGCAGATGCTGTAGGGTACTCTTTTATAATCAACTTACCCTGAGTCTTACGAGTAATCTCTTGGACTTTGGAGTTGTATATAACTTCTGGAAGTTCTGGAATGTCCCTTATATTTACATTGAGAAGATTTGCATCAATTCGCTCTGCAATTTTCTCCTCTGCCATTTCGCATGTAATGTATAATACGTTCCGTCCTTGCAACAAGACGGAGCTAGCCATATGGCACATGAATAAACTTTTCCCGACACCTGTACCAGCAAGAGCGATATTAAGAGTCTTGTTAGGGATCCCACCTTTCGTAATATAGTTAAACTTTTCCAGATCAAACGGAATTTTTTCCTCGACCTTGTGGTAAAATTCATATCTATCTTTTGATTGTTCAATGTAATCATGTCCGATGTGTTCATCAAAAGAGACAGCCAAAGCATCCTGAAGGATGCTAGGAATAGCACCCTTGTCCAACTTGCTGTCTCCACCGTCAGCAATCTTTATTGATTGCATCAACGCCAAGTATATAGCACGATCCTGACACCACTTTTCTGTGGCATCTAAGACCCAATCAAAGTCAACCCATTCATCAGTTAAACTCTTTACAGTTACAACAGCGTTGTTGAAGGATTCTTCTGTAAGATCTGTACGATTTTGTAGATTTATTAAAAGAACTTCTTGTGTTGGAACCTTGTCATACTTTCCAGAAAAATCTTGAATCTCTTCAAAGATTATTTTTTCATCATGTTCTTGAAAGTAATCAGCTTTAAGAAAGGGTACTACTTTACGGTAGTACTCCTCTGTGAATAATAAGTTTCTTAGTATTGTTAGTTCAATACGTTCAGTTGCCATAACTATATTCCGTTCGTGCTGCTTCTTCTAGTTTTGCCATCACTTCCTCTGTGAAGTATTTTGTAGGATCAGAGAGTATAGATTTAGGGTAAACATTAGCACCACCAATTTTGATACGGTTGCCCACCCTATTGAATACTCCGTACTTCTCACCAAGCTCCAAGAGTCCATAATAGCGGTCAAGTCCACGTTCGTCAAAGTATAATCTGGTAGCAACTTTAGAACCCTCCTGTGTAAATCTAGATTTTTTTGCTTCGCACTTAATGATGTTACCCACCAGTTCAGTACCATCCTTCTCTTTCGATTTGGATAGGTATATTATAGTCGATGCAGCATACTTTAGTCCACTACCACCGCCCATTTCTTTAGCTGGCACATAGCTTCCGATCACATCATATGTGTGATTCGTGACAAGCATGGGTATACCTGCCTGTCCTAGTTTCAAGGTCAGTACTCTGAAAGCACCCTTGATCAACTGTGATTTGGTCATATCTCTGACCTGTTTATCATTAGAGATGTCTTCCATCTCCTTTGATGTACTCAACATACCAAGAGAATCAAGAACAAACATCAATGGTTGACGCTGCTCCTTTGGTTCTTTCATATATTTGTCAACGATCCTCGTTGCTTGAGTCCTGAACTCTTCTATCGTAGCAACAGGGAAAATTACCATACGACTGGAATCAATTCCCCTAGACTCAATGATGTCCTTGCTGAGAGCAGATTCAGACTCAAAATAAATAACCCCACCGTTGCTATGGTTATCAAGAAAGTTACGTACAACACTGAGTGCAAAGAAAGTTTTTCCTGTTGAGGATTCTCCTGCGAGTGCTGTGACTTTATTAGAAGGGATTCCCCCGAATAGAGAACCACTAACGACAGCGTTGAAAATATAGCTACCAGTATCAACAAAACTGGATGTATCTCCAGCAGCGACTCCATCACTGACGAGGCTAGCAAATTCATTTCCACTATCTTTAATTACATTATCTAAGAACGTCGCCATTCATTTACCTCACTTTCGTACATTCTAACATAGTCATGGTCTTTAGACAAGAGCTTAGCATATGCTTCTGCTGTTATCTTTTCTTCAAAAACCCTTATCTGTTCTGCTTCAAGTGCTTCAACTTGAGCATCTTGATAAGTGACAGTCCAAACTGTTTTACTCATTAAAAGAAACTCCCTAGTGTGATTTTTTTCTCGTGCGTCCAACCTACACAGTCTAGCACATTTATTAATGGATTCAAGAAACTCTTCTCAAATTGTGTTTTATAGTCAACATACTTCTCAAGACCAAACTCTTCAGGGAGATCCCCAAAGAAACTAATTACATCTTCATGTATTGGATTAGGTGTCTTAAGGTACATAAACTTAATCTTCTCACCCTCCTGTATCAGGGGATGTTTATTTTCTATCTTATGTTTCTTAACATAATGGTTGTATAGCAAAGCACCTCTTACATGGATCGGTGTCCTTTCTGTATAGATGTCAGTTCTGTGGCGATACTTTTCAAGGTTGTTAACGCCTCGTGGGAATGCGACTTCCTCATAAGGTCGTTCTCTGGTTTCTGCTCGGACATCATTGACAAAAGAGATAAGTTCATCATTTGTTTTGCCGATAATGATCTTGAATGCTGCATATAATTTATCCCTGAAATACTGAGGTGTTGATGACCTCGCTGTTTCCAATCCCATGATTTTCATCTTGGGTTCTTTGTATCTAACTCCTTCCGAGTCCCATACGTTAAGTATGTATCTTTTCTTAGCAGTCCAGATACCACGATCAGCGATGTTCTCTCGCTTCATAATCATTTTTTGATCATACGCCGATACATACGTTGCAAGCTCCTGATACGAGGCATCAATGAACGGTTCCAACTTATCTTTGCAGATCTTGTCCAATAGCTCAACGATCCGAATCTTATCACCAGACTTATTACTAAAAAATTTAGTAACAAGAGGTCCAAGATTAAGATATATTGAGTCGGTGTCAGATGCAATGACGTAATCAACGTTATCAGTAGAGAGTAGTTTATTTAGATAACCATTCATCTTGTTCTCAATCCATCTAATTGAGACTTGACCTGATAACGTAATTGCCTCAGCATTTGCTAAACGATAATAACGAAAGTGCTCATTACCAATAGCACCATAAGCAGAGTTCAAAGAAATCTTCTTTGCCATCTGAATATTATTACAGCGAGCAATCTCTTTAACTAATTCTTGTGATGGATTCTTTTCATACTCCTGCTTTGCTTTGATCATTTTCTTCTTGAAGATGACCCTAGAGTCATACATCTTCTGCATCATCAAAGGCAAGAACCCCTGTATATCCTTCCTGTACTGTGCTCCATTAGCACAAGTAGCAAACTCACCATCAATAACAGTCTCCTTGTTTAGAATCCCTTCAACGCTTGCGTTGGGATGTCTAGTCTCCCAGAGGGTCTCTGGTGAGATATTGTACTGCATAATAAGGTGAGGATACAAGCTATTGAGGTCAAAATTAACAACCCAATCATAGCGTCCTGGTTTCGGTTCCTTGACATAAGCTCCTGCATACTGTGAGTCTTTCGTTGCTTCCTTCTTAGGAGGAATTGCTATCTTACGTTTAGTGAGTTCGTGATATATGTAGTTATCCCACATACGAACCTGACTAAACACATCTTCATAATTAACCTTAGCATCATATGCCATAGTAAATGCTAGGTCAAGTAACTTCATCTTATCATCAAGTTTATCCACTAACCTAACGTCATGGATGTTGTACTCAATAAATTTCTGCCAGTCATTCTCATAGAACTCTTTGAATGTATCAAACTCTGAGTGATCTAATTTTCTCTCATTAAGTTCAACCAAACAAATATGATCTAACCTATAACTCTCTTGGTTTGTGTAAGTAAACTTCCTATACAAATCAAGATAATCTAATGTAGATATACCAAGTGTATCCACCGCCCATTGCTTACGACCTTTAATAAAGATCTCTCGTTTAGATACTAATCTCCATGGAGAAAGAAGTTTAACTGCCTTCTCTCCCAATATTCTTTCTACACGATTAGCAATGTACGGCATATCGAATAACTGTACATTCCATCCTGTAACTACGTCAGGATAATTGTCCTGCCAATAACCTAGAAAGGCATTAAGCATTCCTTCTTCTGACCTGAAGTGCATGTAATCAACTTCAGAATCTTGATTGTCAAAAGGTCTAGCACCCCAGACAGTAATGCGACCAGTAAAGGAATCCTTAATACTGATCGCTAATATCTCTTGGTCTGCTGATTCTATATCAGGGAATCCATTCTCAGC